AAGCGGTAAAGTTCGCGACATAGTTGCTGGTGATTTCAATAATTATATTAAGATGGATTACATTGGATTGTATCTAGAAAGTTGTTTCGAAGGCCACCCGCATATGGGAAACTTCTTCACTAAGACACAACGGAGATTACTGATGCATGAGATGGCACTAGATGCAAGCGATTTAAATACCATAAAATTGCCTCTTGATCAATCAGCTTTTGACCACAATATCACACGGAGGATGTTGTTTGATACATTTCAGGTGATACGTGATAACTTATCCGGTGAATACTTGGATACTATGGAAATATTAATACAAAGTATATTCAGTCAGGATAGTGTAGTGTTGGTGGGCGAGAAACAGACACCTTGGCGCAAAGGTGTTGCCTCAGGCTGGCGATGGACGGCTTTACTCGATACCTTAATCAATTATGCGGAGACACTGACTGTCTTGCGATGCTATAAATGTATATATCCATCTCAGAGTGACGTAATAAACATTAAAAGATGTCAATTTCAAGGTGATGACGTTCGTTTAGTATTGGATACGACTAGTGTAAAGAAAGCGGAACAGCTAATGAAGACATATGCTGACTGCGGTATTAAGATTCATAAAATGAAAAATTTTATAAGCAGAGATAGAGATGAATTTTTAAAAATGGTGTGTGATCGAGGATCAATAGTGGGTTATCCTGCCAGATCGATATTACCACTATTTTTGTCAAAGCCGCAATCGCGTGATGTAATTAATTTCACAGATAGATTAAATGATATTACCAACAATGTGTTGCGTGCTATTCGTAGAGGTTTACTACCTTGTGCGATTAAGATAAGTATGCTATGGTGCCGCCAACATCATGTTGATGTTAACGACTATTCCGATTGGTTGTATACTCCTATAACATTTGGCGGATATGGTCTTAGGGATGAGGAGCTCAAACAATTTCTGCACCTTAAAGGAAACAGTGTGGCACTGTTACCGTCAATCATACGATACGAGAACAAAATTTGTGACGCGCAGTTTGAACATAATGTGTTGTCGCAAATAGATCCCAGCCATTTATCTAAAGATATACTGGATTCGGTGTTAATTGACAGTCTGGACTACGCTGATAGAAATGTCAAAGTTGTACGCAGATCAGCACTCAAACAGATTTCTATCTCAATCAAACCTAGGCATCACAAATACACTGAAGTGATCGTGTGCAATACCAATGCCAGGTACAAAAGTTTGCCGATACATCCAAAGCTTGCAGAGGCAGCCAAATTGAGTTATATTAAAGATCATAACTGGGACAAGTTAGCAAAAGAGCTATTAGAACCTTCTTCTGTTATCGATCTTTATACTATGATCAATAGAAATGTTTCTCGAAATTTGATAGCAATGTGGTGTTTAGGGAAACTAGAAACGCCCACATCGAAAAGTATACACTATGATCCTTCAATATCTTATGTAAACAACACAGATGAATCTATACGCAGAGTATTGTCCATGCGCAATGCGAACTATGGTG